AGTGCTAAGAAAGGTTATGAGAAAGTATTATTTCCTACTGGTAATACGGCTAGTAAAGTTGAAGGACATTCTACTTTAGAAGAGTTTAAGAAGCAGAAAGAAGATAGAATTAAAGAAATTGAAGTAGATGTTAAAAATTTACAACAAACTATAAACACAAAGATAGATTATAGAACGAATGAAGATATTTCAGATGATGATTTTGCTTTAAATAAAATTATAGAACAAAACGAAAGAAAAAATGACGAAATAAACCAACTCAAACAAGAACTTGAAAGAGTTGAAACTGAAGGTTTTGGTGCTTTAAAACCTATTTATAATTTTTATGAAAATACTGTAAGTAATATTCTTAAGAAACAATATGGTAAAGAAAATGTAAAACAAATTACTGATGAATATGGTAATACTTGGAATGAATTGACTATTGATCAAACTAGAGATCTTAATTCTATTAGATTAAAAACAGAACAGAATTCTTTTTACCAAAAACAAAATCCACTAGTAAGATTAGAAGAAAAATTAGCAGAAATGTTTGAAGACTTTTCTGTTGAAAATATTGGTATTGCATCTTCTGAATTTAAAAAGTCATATCCTAAAATTGCTGAGTTCTTTGATGAGCTTTATAAATTTATATATGATGTATATAGGAGATTAAAACCATATTTTACAGATAAACTTTCAATACAAGATATATTTTATCAATTAGAGAAGAATACTTTTAATAAAAAAACATTTAATAAAAGATTGTTATCTCATCAAAAAGTATCTCAATATACTCCTAAGTTTAAAATAGATACTTTAAATCCAATAGAAGTTAAAAGATATTCTAGATTTATTGCTACAGATACTCTAGAACAAGCTTTATGGAAATATGAAGCTACTGTAGTAAATGGGGAGATTAAATCTAAATATGGCTTCTTAAATGATTTAACAAAGACTAAGAGAAATGAATTCTTACAAGATTTTATTGATAAACTTGATAAGTTAGTTGAAAATCATTTTAAAGAATTTGGTAATCCAGAAGTTGGTGCAAAGATTGTTGAAACATTAAAGTCTAATAAAGTAGAATTCTTAAAGTATATCTTACAAGATATAAATACTCTATATGATACTCATTATTATATGGAGGAAACAGAAGAAGATGGGGAAAAAGTAAATCTAATTAGAGAGACAAATGTAAACCCAACACAGAATATAAAGGGTAAACTAAAAGAGTATTTACATAGAATCCCTATTAGAAAAAAAGTTAATGGACAATACCAAGAGGTTATAAATGAAGATTTTGGTATTGAGAAAAGACATGACTTTGAACAAGTATATAATAAATTATTACAGGGATTATCTGATAATCCTACTCCAGAAATGTTCTGGGATAAACTTCAAGAGTTAGCTACTAAATTTGATTGGGCTGATCATGTAAATGAACATATTAAAGCTACATTTATAGATAACCCAATAGAGTCTGAGTTATTTAGAGTTTTATACGCTAAGACTGGGGGTATGAGAAATATTAACTTTATTTCTGAAACAAGAAAGAAAGGTAGCTCTAAATTTTTTGAAGCAGGTAAAAGAAATGTTGCTAATGAATTAATAGGACTATTATCTGAGAAATTTGATAGTGGAGAAGCAGATGTAGCAGAGTTAAAAAAGATAATAGATACAGTAAAAGATGGTAAACTTACCGAAAAGGATATATATCCATTATTAACTAATTTTGGATTTGATATAACTGAAGATGAAGCCAGTTATCTATTTTCAGAAAATGCACATAATATACAAACATTCTTTAATTTTCTAGTTAAAAATATTGATGATAAAAATTTTCATCCTTTTAGATCAAGAGACAATGAGTTAAATAAGATATCAAGAAAGATGGCAAATTTAGTTGCTAAATTACCTTCTAAACATACAATGACAGTATTAACTGTTAAAAATGAAAATGAATATATACATCAAGCAAATAACTTTGTTTCTAAATTCTTTGCTAAACTAAAAGTTAATTCTCAAGAGTTATATAATAGAGCACAAGGTTCTTTAATTCATGAAGGTATTTCACTTTATAATAGTCTTACTGGACAACAGTTTAGAGATAAGTTTAATATTCAATATGATTTAGGGTTTAAAGAAGCTGGAAGAGGTGATGGAGTAGAATATAAAGAGTATTTATTTTCAGATTTATTAACACACGATTTTAATGCATATCTTACTCAGGTAGCAGAAGATAAAAGGATTAGAGTACCATTGCCTACATTTTCTGATGCAACTAGTAGAGCTTATTTAGTTGCTAATTCAAGATCAAATGTAGAAATATTAACTGTTCCATTAGTTAAAGCAGAAATGGAAAGGATTAAATATTGTAGAAAAAATAAAACTGGTTATAGAAACTTTGATATTAATGGTACACACTTTGTTATATTTCCTTTTTTAGAGAAATATAGTAAAACATTATTTAATACTAATCCTGATTTATTAGATGATTACATTGAAGGTTTATTAAAAGATCATATATCAGATAGAATAAAATTATATACTGATACTTTAGTAAAAGAAGGAGTATTAGAATATGTAGAAGATAAAGATAAACATTTAGTATTAACTCCAACTGATAATGTTGCTAAGGATCTTCTTAGTGGAAGTAATTTTCCCACTATAAATTATGCTATTAGAGAGTATTATAAAAACCGTTGGTTTTATAATAATCAATTAATACCTATGTTAGCAGGTGATCCTGCATTTTATGGTAATTATAAATCATCTAAAAGTAAATATGATTATAAGAAAATATCAGATTCATTATTAAAGAGGATGAAGGAGTTACACTCTCCTAAAGAGGATGCAATCATTGTTGATGATAATAATAAACTTAAAACTATAAGGCAATTAGTAGTTGCTGATATATTCAAAGACTCTTCAGAAGAAGAGATAGCTGAATTTAAACAGATATTTCCAGGTTTAAAATGGGAAGGACATAACTTAACAGATGGTCAAAGTATTACTACTTTAGATTTTAATAGACAAGTAAGAAGTGCATATGGTGAATTAAATAAAGAAGACTTAGCAGAATATGAAAAGATAAAAGCTGGTAAGCATGGAAAAACAACTCCTGGATTTACAAAACCTTATTACTATAATTTAGAGACTAGAGATAATCTTTTATATCCTTTACAAGAAAAGAGTTCTGAATTTCCTTTAATTCCTGCTGAAGCATTTTTAACTAAGAATGGTAAAGTTGAATTCCCAGGAAGTCCAACTGACTTTAATAAATATACCAGACCAATATTAGCTAAAATGCTATGGTTAATGAATGGTGCAGGAGATCCAAATAGAGCATTTGATAAAATAGTATTTGAATCTGTTATTAAAACAGATATCAATGAGAAAAAGTTATTATCTATAGATGATATTAATAATTTAGATTTTAAGAAAGTATATTCTTCAATAGAAGAACACTCAGCTGCAGATTATGGTAGACAACAAGTTGTACCTACTGATAAGCACTATAATAATAAACAGAAATATGGTTCTCAAGCTAGGGTATCTATAACAGCAGATTTAAATGAAAATGTTACAGTTAATGGTAAAACTTATACCCCAGCAGAAATTAGAGAATTACATGACTCTATATTAATTGCAAATATTGAAGATTCCAAAGATAAACTTAAAACTAAATTTGCAAATTTAGATTCTTTTGTTAAAGTATTACGTGAAGGAGCTGTAAATAGAAATAAGTCTGTTGATCAATTAATGGCTTATGAAATACAAGAAGATGGTTATCCTGCAGTACCAATTGATTATCCTTTAACATCAGTAGAAAATCAAAAATTAGCAAATGCTGAAACTAAGAAAGCTATTATTACACCTGTTCCTGGTGGAACATTTGTAAATAGATCTTCTATAGGTTATGCTGATGATTTAGAAGTAAAGAGAATTTATAAAGATGGTGTTGCAGTTGGTATTGAATATGTAGAAGTAGCAATTCCTGCACATAATAGTGCTTTATTATTATTAGCAGATAAAAATGGCATAATTGATATTAAAAAATTAAAAGAAGAATATCCTAATTTTGAGAAATTATTAGAAGGATTTGGATATAGAATTCCCACAGAGGATAAATATTCAATGTATCCTATAAGAATTAAATATCTTCTTCCTCAAAATACAGATGCTACAATTGTTCTTCCAAAAGAAGCTACTACCATTACTGGTTTAGACTTTGACGTAGATAAGATGTTTGTAATGTTTAGAGCCTTTAAAATCAAGAAAGGTAATTTCTCAATGTTTACAAAGTCTATTAATGATTATGCTATACAACATAATCTATTAAAAGAAAATGGAGAACCAGTTATATACTCTGAAGAAGAAGCAAGAGATCTTTTCAATAAGATGTTAATGAATGAACAGTCTAAAACTGAGACTGAAAGGATCTTAATAGATTATATGAAACAAGATTTCAATGAATTGAAAAATTTCATTAAGATTGAAGAATTAGGGTATATAGAACCTAGTATGGATAATACATTATCCAGGCATAATCTTATGATGGATATTATTTTAGCAATTACAAAAACTGAGTCTTATGCTGAATCATTTCTTGAAGGTGGTAACTCAGATGTATTAAAAGAGAATATTGAAAGATTAAAAGATTATCCATTAGATAAGAATATTCCAGAAGATGTAATTGATCCTTTACATCAAGATTATAATTCAAAAAAGGCTATTGTAGGAGGTAATATTATTGGTATTGCTGCTTCACATAATAAACATCATTTTGCAATTCAAGGTCAAAAATTTGGTTCTATGAATCCATTTAATTTTTTAGACGGAGAGCATTACCAAAGTTTAACAAAACAAACAGGAGAAGCTGGTAGGATATCTAAATTTATATCTTCAATACTATTTGCTTCTACAGAACATATAAAAAATCCTTTATTAGATCAATTAGGTATAACAGCTCAGAATGTTTCTATATTCATTACTGGATTAAGATTAGGAATACCTTTTAGTGAACTTTGTACATTATATAGAAGTCCTGTTGTAATAAATTTATTTAATGGTTTAAGTAAAATAAAATTTCCTTCAACTAGAGATTTTGATAATTATATCCAAGATACATATGAATTAGATAATAAATCTATGGGATGGTTTAGAAGTTTAGAAACTCAACATCTATCTAGTAAAGCATTATTAGATTCACTTTCTAATAGTAATAGAGATTTAGATTTAGTAATTTTATCAAAGTTACGTACATTATTTGATATTTCAACTGATTTAGGAGCAGTAATGAGAGCTGGTAAATTTGATACTGAAGATAGCTTTGGTCCATTATTATATGATAATTTAAAATCTGTAGGCGATATAGAATATATATATAAGAAAATTGAAGCTAATAAAATATCATTAAGTGGTATTGAAAATATTCTACCAAATATAGATATAGTTGATGACAAATATGTAATGACTCCAAGTAATTTAAAACTTAATGATGCCTATATATCATTGATTGTACAACAATTAAATGGGTTAAAACCTATATTTGGATTTCTATCTAAGAACTATAAGATTATAACAGATAAAGTTCTAGAAATAACTGGTTTAGAAAGATTTGATGTCAAAAAGTTACAGACTGTACATAATGCTGTTAGAACTGCTATTGCACAACATGTATTAAAGTTCTCACATAAAAATGTAGTACAAGTAAATAATGAATTTAAGAAAGTTAAAAAAGATAAAGTATTTAATGATAAATATCCTAACTTAATAAAATTAATAGATATAAGATCTATAAGAGGTCAAGCTGTTATACAAAAAATAACTCCTTATAAAATTGATAAAGGAACAACATCTTTGATTAAATCAGAATGGGCAACAGCAATGGCTGATCCTGCTTATTCTATATTTGCTATAAATTCAGCAACATACTCTTTAATTACATCTGATTTTTCATTTAGGTTAAATTCTTTTTCTCAATTTATACCTGAGTATGAATACTTAACAGGTACAGTTGAAGGTAAAAAGGTTAGAACTTATTTTAATAGGATAGCAGATGTTACATCTTTTACTGAAGAAGAGGATGGGGATTTAGCATTATTAATAATCCAAAACAAACCTGAACTTACTAGATATATAGATGTAGATAAAGATGCAGATACTGTAGAAAGCTTTAGAATATCTACTGGAGAAACTTCTTCAGTGCAAGTAAAGAATATAATTAAATTAAAAGGTAATGCTCGTGGATATACTAAAGCAAATAGTGATACACCATTGGAATATATCCATACTACAGTTTTCTATTTAAATAAAAAAGTTCCAATACTTTATAAATATAATGGTAATGACGTATATGAAATGGTAATATTACCATCTAATCCTCTTTTATATTCTGTATATACTAAAGAAACTGAAGTATTTTATCCACTATTAAAAGTAAATAAAGTTGAAGATAGGGATTTTACTAAAGATAAAGAATATGAAATGGGTCCAAGTAAGGAGATGGTAGATGATGGTTATTTTGCAGATGAACTTGGTGCTACTGATATTAATGATATAATTAATCAGCAAGAAAGTTCCGAAGATGAATTAGAACTTGTAAATGGATTTTATGTTAAAAAAGAATCTTCATTAGAGATTCCAAAAACTATATCAAGTTTTACTGCGAAATATGCATCTAAAGGTGCAATAAAATCAGGTTTTGATAAAAAAGATATTACCAAATTTAATAATAAAATAAATAAACTAATAGCTAGAGGATCTACTAATTCTTCTTCAGAAGGTTATAAAAAAGAATTTGAAGAAAAAGGTTGGTCAGTTAATGTAACAGATTACCAACCTACAGATGTAGTAGGTATTTCTGCAGAAGGAGATAGAAATGGAAGAGTTCCTCCAGATTTAGAATTAATATCAAAAGCTGCTAAAGCAAATGTTACTTTCATAACAGATCCTATTGTTACAGATTATAATATAGGAGAAAAAGAAGTACACGAACATTTAACTCAGTTAGGATATATAAATAATAATGGAATTTGGAAAAAGGACAATTATAAAAAAGAAACTACTCCTAAAACACCCGTAGAAAATGGAGTAATTTATGAAGTAGATCAATATAAGATTAGACTTACACCAGATGGTAAAATGTTTTATAAAAATGGTAATGAAGTAACTGATACTACAATACAAAATAAAGTTTTAGTACAAAAAGAAAGTAAAGAAAAAACAGCTAAAACCTCACATTATAACAAAACAGATTATATAATATTATCAGATAATAGAATAATATCTACTGCTAATTTTCAAGAAAAGACTTTCACCGAGCAAGTAAGAACTTTTATTATTAAGAATGCTAAAAAAATGTGCTAATGCTTTGTGATATAAATTCATTTAGAATATCTACTGAAAGGAAAGTTAATGCTGCTGTAAAGGAGATTGGTTATAATATTGAGTATAGTCAATTTGAGAGATCTGGTGCTAATAAACGTGCAGCAGATACCAATGAAATGTTAGGTTTCATTGGTGTATATCCTTCACAAAATAGTAGTGGGTCATGGTCTATATTTAAACATTTACCTAATATAGAGAAACAAGCTGGTGCTGAATTTGATCTTCAAGCAAGATTAGAAAGAGAAGCTACTACTCCAGATGAACAGTTATTCCAGATAGAAATGGATAAAACTAGAAAATCTGTAAACTTCAAATTAGAGAAATTTATAAAGGAAATGTTATCTAAGCTAGGAGTATCTATTAAAAACCTAGATGAATTCAAAATAAGATATAAAGAGAAAACAGGTAAGGATATATCTGTAGTATCTGTTGCTGATATATTTGAGAATATAATATATGTAGCAAATGATAAAAGAGATGGTACTACTTTATCTGAAGAAGCAATGCACTTTATTGTAGATATGTTTTGGGATAACCCTCTCATCCAGGATATATTAACATTATCTTCTGATGGAGTAAATCTTGATTATCAGAAAACAGAAACATATGAAGAAGTATTTGTTCTCTATAATAAAGTATATAAAGGAGATCAGACTAAATTAAATAAAGAAGTAATTGCTAAACTATTAGCAAGAACAATATATGATCAGTTTTACAAACAAAGTAAGACAACAAAAATATTAAAAGCTTTAGAAAGAATTTTAAGATTATTTCTAGGAAGAGTTTTTAGAAATATAAGATTAACAAGAGAAATAACTCCTGATGGAATTACTGATCAGTTAAATCAGTTATTAGATAGAAAAGTAACGGATATTAAATCAGAACCATTTAATACAGGATTATCTGCAAGATTAAAAACAGAAGGTAATGTAACTGTTCCAGAATCTAACTTTTCAGAGAGAGCAGTTTTAAAACTTATTAAGTATTTGAAATCTAGGAAGAAAAGTTATTTAGAAGAAAAGACTGGTTTATATGATGAGATATTAAAAAATAGAGCAGTTGAATTAGTTAACTTAATAGGAAAAAAGAAGTTAAATGAATATATAGATATGTTGGCTGCATTAAGAGCTAATCCTAATCCTACTCCTTTAGAACAAGTGAGAATTGATGAATTAAAGGAATTAATTAATCTTGTTAAGATGGATGCTAGAGATGCAGCAAATATACAAAGAATTGAGAAAATTGATAAATCTTTAGCTTTATTAAATGCTCAAGTAAAGAAACATAACTTTGAAGCTGGTATATTTATGTTCTTCTTTGGTCCAGATGGTACAGGAGAAGGTGGAGCAATAGAAGATATTGATAATGTTATGAAGGCAATTGATGGAATTAAAAATCCTGATCCAGATAAACCAATAGTATTTGACTTAGAATTATATGCTAAAATAGTACAGTCTTCTTCTATATATGGACCAATGATAAAGACTTTAGATGATCTATATCATGGTGGATTTACTTTTTCAGAATTATCTGAAGAAAATAATAAGAAATTAAAAGAAACATTATCTACTTTAAAAGTAGATAAAATAGATAACATTGAAAGATTTTTAGTTTCTCAAACTACTACTCAGTTAAAGAATTTATTTGCAGAATATCAAGATGTGAATCCTCAGTTAAAATATAGAATGAAGGATGAAGTTATTAAGTTATTTAATACTGGAGCATTAGCTTATCAATGGGGAGCAGCACAAGGAGCTAAAGAAGATACTTTGGGTATTTTTAATAAGATGATATTTGATATACAAAATAAAATACATAGATTAACTAATGAAACTGGAGTAGACTTATGGAATAAGATAGAGGGTTTATCTGTAAACTATAAAGACTTAATGCAAGGTCATTATTGGTTAAATCCTTTTAATATTACAAAATGGGAAAAAGCAAGAGAAGAAGCTTATGTTGGTATTATTGAAAGAACAGAAGCATTTTCTAAATCAAAAGGTTTTAATATAAAAATACCAAAGAATAGTGCATTGAGAGATGAATTATTTGCTGCTGCAAGTTTTGAAAATTCTGAAAACTTATCTGCATATCAAGTTCACATTAAAGCTTTACATGCTTATTATAATAGACAATGGAGAAATTGGTTTAATAAGAATACTCAAGTACATCCTGATTTAACTAATATAATAAAGAGAAAACAGTCTTCTATGAATAAAGCTCAGTTTGAGTTTTGGAAGTCTAAAAATATAAAAACTTCAACATACTTAAGTGAAGATGGAGATGTAATTGAAGATACATATTATACTGGTGAACTTTCAGTACCATCAGATGGTAGAAATGGAACTGTAGATTATAAAGATCCTAATTTTGAAAAACTAAGAACAGAACAACCAGATGCATTTAAAGTTCTACAATTATTAAAAGAACAACATCTTAAAGCATTGGAAAAAGTTCCAGGTTATATGAGTTATGAGATAATGAATAGGTTACCACAAATAACACAAACAATATCAGATATTGCATTTAGAGGATTCAGAGATGTTAAAGGTATAGGTGATAAGATTACAGATCCATTTATGGATAAAATAGATGATCCATTACATGCTGAAAGAGAAGATATATTTGGTACAGAACAAATTGTAGAAAGGCCAGCAATTAGATATATATCTAAAATTGAACATCCAGAAGCTATTAGTGCTGATTTATTTAGAACTGTATTATTATTTACAGAGATGTCAAATAATTATACTGAATTCATGGCTAAACTCCCAGAATTAAATGGTATAATAGAAGTTGTAAGAAGAGCTGAGAGAGTGGAACCATTAGCTTCTGGTAAACCAGATTATCTTACAGATAAATTTGAACAACTAAAAAGGAGACATATTCAGGGTGAAATCTTTGAAACTAAACATAAAGGTTTAACAAAAGTATTACAAACACTAAGACAGTATATAGTATCTAGAAACTTGAAAGGAAATATGGTTTCTGTAATGGTAGGTTATGTATCAGGACAAATTGAGAGTTGGATTGAGAAGCTATTAGGTGTACATGTTAATACAGATACCTCTGCATTCAAAGAGTTTATTAAGAATGCTCCACAAATGTTATTAGATTTTAACTCACCTAGTAAGAAGTCTAAAGTAGCAGTTATAATGCAAGATATGGGATTACTAGATTCTATTGAGTTCTTATTTGAACATACCAATGAGAATACAATATTAAGAAGTGCTGGTAAACTATTAGATTGGGGAGCATGGAGAGCTGCAGATTTAGTTTTAAAAGGTGAGGCAATGATTAATGTTGCCTCTGATCTTAGATTTATAGATGGTAAAATGTATTCTAAAAATCAATGGAATACTTTCATTAAAGAAAATCCAACAAGAACTTTTGCTGAATATGAATCTGCAAAAACAATATATGATCTTATTACTATAAATGAAGGTAAAGCTGTATATGATCCTAGTATAAAGAAAGAAGATATAGATAAATTTATAGCGAAGGTAAAAGTATTATCTTCCAGGCTAGATTCTCAGCCATTAAACATAGATAAAGCTGCTGCTGCAAGTAACATTTTTTTACAATTTACAACTACCCATACTGGATGGTTATTTCAAATGTTTGAGAGAGGATTTAAAAGAGAGCATTTTAATTACTTAACTCAGGAAAATGAAGTTGGGTGGTGGAGAGCATTACAAAGCACTGGTATATGGAATCCTGCAAAATGGATATATATTAGAGAAGTGTATGCTGAATCTACACCTCAAGAACAAGAAGGTATTAAAAGAATACTATTAATGTCAGCTTCATTATCATTAACATTTGCAGCAGCTTATGTTTTAGCAGGTGTGTCATTGGGAGATGATGACGGTGAAGATTCTGCCTTACAATATGCAGCATATGTATTATCTAGAGCATTAATGGAGCAAGAAGCTAGATTATCTTTATCAGATGTTCTTAGATATTTGGAATCTCCATTATCTGGTTTATCTAGTTTAGATGATTATTTTACATTAATAATGTTACCAATAAGATTAATGACAGATGGTTCTGATGTAGTTGAAGATGGTATATATGAAGGTTATACTAAAACACAAAAAGATGTAATAAAAAGTGTTCCTGCATTAAAGGGTTGGTTTGAAACTGCTTATGGTGGTTATATAAATCAAGCAGTTGGTAAACCAGCTACTAATATAGGTAAGTCTTTAAAGGATAAAAATGATTATATTAAAAATCAATTACTTAATCAGTCTACTGCAGTATCTCCATTATCTTTACCACTTGGTTTACCAGTTAAGGCTATTACTAAATTTACAGTAGCTCAACCTATGGCAACAGTATTAACTGATTATCCAAAGTCATCTGGACCAGTAAATTTACCAACTAAAAAAGCTAATGATTAAGATGCAGTGATTGAAGAAACCATAACAAAGAAAGATATGTTCCAATTTGTAGTAAATCCTACTCTGTTTAAGTATTTTTTACGTTCTTCTTCAGGTATTTTTTTATCATATTTCCAGGGGTCAACATAGGTAATATTATATCTTCTCCAAGACCATATAATAGTATCACCTTCTTTACTACCATCACCCCCTATCTCTGCTCTGACATAGGGTAAACCAGAACCTTTTACTTTATGATTTAACATTGCATATCCTAAAAGACCTTCTTGATCTTTATAATTTAAGTAGATTGGGAGTATTCTACCTGCTTTTACTTGATGAATTGTGGGTTCTTTGTAATATTTTTTCATATAAATAGCTATAGTTTTGCGACTTTATTTACTGTAAAAATACGTAATTATTTTCATATTTTTAAAATTATTTCTAATTTTATGGTCCCTTGTAAGAGGTGTCCTTATTTAATAAGAGTTTATGCCATTTACGGATAAAGATAAAAACAAATTATTCTCTGAAATACGGAGAATTAGTGATAAAGTTGTTTCCTGTGGTCAGGGAACTACTGTAACTGAATTTGATCATACATTACTCTGTGCTCCAGGTAATGTTATTGTCATTTCAGTAGTATCTTATTCTGCAACTGGTGTACCAACTATATCTTATTATAATCTTGATGGGACTCCTTATGTTGGTCCACAACCTACAAGATGTTCTGATACTTTAGAATCTGATGCACAATTAATTTGTGCAGCTAATATTCAATATTTACAACATATTGTAAAAGCAGATGGTGCACCAAATGGTCAAGTATATTATACTGACATAACTGGGGCCCTTGTCCCAGATCCATCCCCTTTCACATATGGATCATGTGATAATTCATCTTTAATAGCTGATAAAATTTGTCTTTGTGACAATAATGGGGGTATTCTTACTCAATTTTTAAGATTTTTTACATATGATCCTAATACTAATATAATAGTATTTACAGGAGATTGGCTTCCTGATTTATCAGCTCAATATACACCTACAGGAATAGTTGGGTTGTGTGATAATTTTGGCACCGCTGTACAAGCCATACAAAGACTTACTCAGATTAATGGAATTGGGAGTTTTATTAGACCTGCTAATAATATTCAGTCTATTACTGTCATAGTAAGAAGAGTAGATTCTATTCTTACTCCTCCTACAATAACAGATGGTGTTGGTAATATAGTAAATTTATTTGTAGGAGATTCATTAAGTTGGAGTGCAATGGGATCAAAAACTGCAGAACCAGATTGGTTAACAGGAACATTTACTGTTACTACAAATAATCCCGGAGATGTTATTACTATTTTATATGTAGAATTAGTTTAAGTATGAATTCTGGAATATATAAGATAGAAAATTTAATTAATGGTAAAATTTATATTGGAAGTAGTGTAGATTTATTAGGTAGAAAAAATGCACATTTTTCACAACTAAATAGAAATATACATGGTAATAAAAAATTACAAAATTCATTTAATAAATATGGTAAAGATAATTTTAATTTCAAAATTTTAGTAAAATGCCCACCTGAATATAGATTAAAATTAGAACAATGGTTCATAGATAATCTAAAACCTTGGTTTAATTTATATAAAAAAGCAATTGGTGGAACAAATGGTAAATTATTAGATGTAGAAATCTTAGATATATTTCAAATGTATTATAATGATATTACAAGTAAAACACATATTAGAAAAAAATATAATTTAACTGTTTCAAATTTATCATTAATATTGACAAGAAAAAGATATTCTCATGTAAAAATACCTAAAGAATTAGAAAAATTTATATTGTTAAGAAAAAATACAAAACCAGCTAAAAAATTTTATAAACATTTGGGTTTACAAGAAATTGGGGAAATAAAATGGTTAGTAATGAATAATTTTGCTAAATGGTCAATTGCAAAAAAATACAATATATCAAGTAAAAATATAAATGGTTTAATTATTGCAAAATGTTATGAACATATGGTTATAAAACCACCAAATAATTTTGATGACTTATGTCCTAAAGAACTTTATTCTAAACCATGTTATTGTATAAATATATTAGATGGATCTATTATAGAATTTAATACTTTAACAGAAGCTTCAAAAAATACAAAAATATCTAAAGGAAGACTTAATAATTTATTAAAATCCGAAAATGCATATAAGGGATTTTATTTTAAATATCAAAATATATAAATATGTGTTGTGGATGTTCAACAAGAATTGTACAAATAGGAGGTGGTATACCTTTTACGTTTTCTGTAACTGCAGGAAACAGTCCATATAATGGTGGACTAGGTGTTATTACAGGACCTATTGTAATAAATTCAGGAGATATTGTTCATTTTTATTCAATAAATACAATTGATTTTCAAGTAACTCCTGGATCAGCAAATACTTTTGCAGAAGTCAGACTTGATCCAAATCCTTTAAATACAATTACAGTTAGTGCTGCTGGACTACTCTCTTTAGGAGGGGGTGGTGGAGTAAATATTTATAATTCAGATGGTACTATTACTGATCCTAATAGGATTGTTACTATTGGTGCATCTACTTTAAATTTTAATGCAGACAATGCAGGATTTTTATCAAATACTGCTATAACCACAAATCAATTTAGAATTGATTATTCTGATCCAGCAGGATATGCAGGTTCATTTAGCGATAACAGCACTTACAACGAAATGGCTAATGGTAATGCTGGATTAGATGAAGTAGCAAGAATTTTCACACAAGATTCTGCAGGTAATGATCCTTCTGCTGGCATACAAGCAGCATCTGGTCCTTTTGGTGTTACTGGAATTGATGTAAATTCTGGAAGTAATTTAGGAAATTATATTAATCTATATAATAATCTTGGTACATATTTTGAATTAAGACTTGATGGGGATTCTGGAGCAGCTGGTGAAGTTATAATATCTCAAGGTCCAGGAGTTAGTCCTGTTTGGGGTCCAGTAACTGTAACTGCTAATAGTTTAGATAATTTATTTTTTACTCAAGATATAGATTGGGATTTTGGAGGGAATAATTGGGCTATTAATAACATTGATAATTGGACTGTAGGAGCTGATGATATTTCTTTTACCTCAAATACTTTTGATGTATCAGCAGCTCAGGCTTGTTTTAGTGGTATTACCCAAAACGATGCTTTGACTCGATTTTTGGTAATGACCAATGGCGGGTGTCTATCTTGGAGAGATGTAACAACTATTTCTCCTTTAACTGTACAAGATGAGGGTGTAACTATAGGAACTTCTGGTGGAATTACCCAAATGAATTTTGTTGGTGCTGGTGTAACTGTTGGAGGTGGAGGATCTAATACAACAATAACTATTCCTGGTGCTGCTGCTAGTCAAAACTTATTTGATGCTAATGATACATTAGCTGCAAATAGAGTTCATGCTGGTGCCGGTTTTGATTTTACTTGGCGAGGATTTGGTCAACACATAACTAATGCCATAGCTGGAGGTACAAGTGCAACTATCAACTTAGAACCAGATGGTTTTATAGATGGTATGGTTTTAACTTCTACTAATGGTGGAAATTCAGGTACATTATTAAATTCAGCTAGTGTTAATGGATCTAATATTGAAATTACAGCTGTAGGTGTAACTGGTACTGGTAAATCCAGAACAACAGTTGATGATTTAAATCAAAATATTGAATCATTTATATTAGCAGATGTAGCTCCACCTGGAGGTAATGTTAACATGGTGAGGGCTCATTATACATCTAGTTTCCTTGCTGGAGAAAGAAATAGAATTGATATAATGTCCACTGATGGGTATTATACTTTAGGAAATGGAGGAGATGTAACTACACATCCACCATTAAATAATACAATTAATAATGTTTTAGTACACCAGGCAATTAGTGGTAGAGTGTTTATTAGAGATCAAGCTACAATTACTTCTGCTTTAGCCACTAAAGAAGAAGTAATACCAACTGTTATGGGATTAAAAGACATAGCTAAAATGAGAGTAGTTGATTACAAGAGGAAAGAAGATGGTATAGCTATGACAGGAATGATTGCAGAAGAATTACATGCATTAGATCCTAAATATTCTTATGATGGAGAATCTATGGTATTTCCTTCTGTAATAGGAACTCTAGTTAAAGCTGTCCAAGAATTAGAGGCTAAGATTAAAATATTAGAAAATAGATAAAATGACAAACGGAAGTTTTATAGTACAAGATATTCAAAAAGTAGATGGTTATGTTAATATTCTACCAATAGGTGGAAATGTAATCTGTACTTTTACTAATAGAGTTGCTAGTGTTATGATTCATAATACTACAGGAGACTATATATCTGTAACTATAAATACAATTCCAGTTGCTTTAGGAAATCAAATAGCTTTTATAGCTCCAGGATCAGCAATGAGTTTTGGAGATTATCATTTAGCTTCAATTGATAATATAGATATTTCTGACATGGGCATAACAACTGATGGAGGAGGTATTGTATTAATAAACGGTTTTTATTATTAATTAGTTAACTTTTTAAATTTATTTAAACATGGGTCACTTTGCCAGTTATTCACCAGGTGCCAGTCAATCAGAGTCTTTGGCTAACATGAACGATGGTTATGTCGTTACAGGTCCAGGAGCTCAAATTGCTACACCTATTAATGCTGCAGATACTGTTACTGTACACAATCTCTCAGGAGAATATGTACGTGGAACAATTACTCCAGTACCAGCTCTTGCTGCAACATTTACTGGTTCACGAGCATTTGTAGTTGCTCCTGGATCAGCTTTTCAAGAAACTTTTACACGTAACGTCATTCAAGATGTTCAATTTGTAGCCGTTGATATGCCAGCTATTGCAGGCACAGTTAACGTTGCTGCCTTGAGTGTAAATGGAAATGCTTATCAAGTAGCAGTTAAGTTTGTAGAAGCTTAAAACACACCCCCATGGGGAGGGTTAAATCCCCTACTTTTTTTTTAAATTAATAACATGAGTTCAGCATCATATAGTCCAGTAGTTAAAACTAAACAGTTTACTTGTGTTCAACAAGAAAGTTTATATACTTTAGCTGGTGTATATATACCATCAGGACCAAGTGCTGTTCAAGGTACATTCAATAACACCTTGACCCAACCATTAACAGTTACTATCTCAGTAGCTGCTGGAGGTACTATTGGTACAGGTGGACCCTCTTTTAATTTATCAGGAGGAAATTTAAGTTATTTAGTAACAGTTTCTTTTAATAGAAAGTATTCTGGTAAAATAGAATTCTCTGCAAATAGTTTAGATAATTCACCAACAACTGGTTTTGTCTCTAAGATTTGTAATTCTTCTATTGGTAATCCAGATATACTAGATGCTAATGTAGAAGTTATAGGAAATTGTTTACAAGCTGTTTTAAATAATCCTACCAATCCAAAAGTATTTGGTTGGAGTGAGGTTAATGAAACAACTTCATTTACATTTTTATTTACAAGAATATTTGCTGCAGATACTCTTAATTTAGAATTAATTTTAAACGAAAAATCTTTTGCTAAATGGGAAAAGGATTTTGTTGGTACAACACCTGTTTGGACTGATCCAATAACTAATACACAATATACTCCAACACTTCCAGCTGGTGTATATGAAGTAACTTGTGAAGAAGATAATGAAACAGCTTCTTATACACAAGATTTATGCTATAAAATAGGATCTTCTATCTCCTTTGATATGTCCAGTTCTCCTGCAGAACCTTGGGATGCTTATAATGGAATTAGACCAAGAATAGATGGTATTCCATTTTTAACACATGTCATGGGTGGGCAACCATTTTATGAATTTGACGCTACTGGAAAATATCTATATACAATAAGTGGTATAACATTAGGAACACATTCATATACTGGATTTAATTTATCTGGATTTGCAGCAACACCTATTAACTTTTTAGGTTTTCCTGCAGCTGGTGGATATACTCCAGTAGGAATAGCTGTTCATCCAACTACAGGAACAATATATGTAATGTATATGAGCGGAACTAGAAATTTATTTCTAGCTACTTTAATAAATAATATTCTAACATTAGTAGGAGATTGCCAATTTCTTTCTGCAATAACTCCATTTCATGATGCACATGATATTACTTTTACCAAATCTGGTCAATTAGTAATGGCTCATGGAGATAAAATTTATTTAGTTGATGATCAAACTGGAGTAATTAACTCTGGAGCACCAATTACTATTGTAGGTGCATCTACATTTGTAACTTCAATTAGAAATATTACTAGATATGGTAATGGAGATTTACACTTTTCTGGTACAGATAGTAGTTTAGGTCCTATTGTTATTATATATGATGGAGAAACATATACTTCTAAAGGATATTGGACAAGTGCAAGTAGCACTACTCCTCCAGACAGTACAATAAGTATTGCTTATCCAAAAGATCCTACAGTCAAATTTAAAAGACTGTATATAAAAAATATTGAAACTAATCTTTTATCCATAGATGATAGGGATATAGTTACAGGGCAACAACTTAGTCTTCCACTTGGAGTTGAAGTATTTGTTTGTGAAGATACTGTACCAAATGAAGTATCATGGACAGAAAGTTTGTGCTATGTATTGGATAAAAATGTAATATCTCAAGGAATAATAAATCTTACAGGCAATCAGTTAAATACTGATGCTGCATGTAATCCAATAGGGGGCTTTGTCCCTCCTCCTGCTGTTACATTAAGTACGTTTACCCATAATCTTGCAGGCAATGGAATATATGCTGTTAATACAGTTGGTCCTAACCTGGAATTTTATACCTGGACAGTTGCAAGTACACCTACATTTTTTAGCTCTGTATTGCTTACAGGATTTACAGGTGTGATTAAAAGTATTAGAACACGTTGGAGTGATAATACTATATGGATAATGACAGAAAGAACTGCTGGTTCAGTAAGAATATTTGATTTTTATAGTGTCAATACTGCATCTGGAGTTTGTTTATTAAAAAATAGTGCAACATACCCTGCTGGTGCTTTTAATAACGCACATTTTACTTGGGGTGTAGATGGAATTGCCTACATGTCTTATAATTTAGGTGGTGGTATTTATAGAATCAGTAAATTACTTTCTGATATGTATATTGGTGATTTTGTTGCTGATGTACCTTATGTTATAGATAATATTAATACTGATCTTCCTAATCAAAGACTTATTTTATCAAAAACAACTGCTGGTCTTGACTTCTTAAGCTATACAGGTAATATTGTTGAAGAAAATTGTGGAGCAGTCATTACTAGTGATGCAATACATGCACCACTTACTAATTTTAAAGTAGGTGCCAGTCTTACCAAAATTAAAAAGATTTATATAAAAGATCTTGTTACTGGTGAAGTAAGAAGTTCTTATCATGATTTTCTTACAGGAAATGATGTGTCATTACCTCCATTTGCTAGAGTCATAGATTGTAATAATGCACCAAATGCAGTTACAGTTAGTGTGCCTAGAGCTCAACTTGTAACTGGATTAAATTCTTGGAGTAAAAATATTAATGCTCCAAATGCTAAAACTGTTACATTAACTAGAGTTGCTAATATTGTAAATATTAGTGATGGTTTAGGAGGATTTAATGTGAATGTTACTTTTACAATGACATGGACTGCAGATAAACTTGGTGGTAACTTAGTTTTTACAGGAGGAGCAGCTGGTTCCTCTTTTATAGTAAATTGGATAGAATAAAATGGGAGATGTGCGTACAGATGCAAGTATAAATGCTGGAGTAGATGGTAGCCATTTAATAGGATTAGGTGGTTTACCAACAATAGTGTTAGGTCCTGGAGCTGGTGCTGGTTCAGCAGTTGTTACCGGTACTGATACAGCATGTACTGTAACGTTAACTGTAGGTGCTGGAAATAGTAATAACAGTATAGTGTTTACAGTAAATTTTAATACTGCTTTTACTGCAATTCCACATACTTGTTTTACTGCTGGTAATAGAAATGCAGCAGCTAGTAATGCCAGAACATGGGTTAATAACGTTGGATTAGGAAGTTTCTCGCTGAATGTTACAAATCCAGCATTAACTACTGGACAAGTTTATGTATTTAAGTTTATTACTATATCATGATTAGTTGTATATATAAAATATATTTTCATGGTTCTGATAAATTTTATATAGGATCTACAAAAAATTTAAATAGAAGAATTTATGAACATTTAAAATTGTTAAATAATAATAAACATCCGAATATTATAATGCAAAAAGCATATACAAAATATGGTAAAGAAAATTTTAGATATGATATATTAAATAATGTAATAAGTAATACAGAGATTTTATTGAAAGTAGAACAATGGTATTTAGATTATTATAAACCCTCGTATAATATAGCAATTTATTCTCATTGTAGTGCGACTACAAAAGTTACAGATATTTTAGCTGAGGAAATTATTAATAAAAGAATAAATAATGTAATGTCAGTTATTGAATTACATAAAGAATATCCTCAAATTTCTTGTGCAACAATAGGGAGAGTGTTATATGATAATAATTATAAAAATAATTTAAAAAAAGGTACTATAATTGATCAATTAAATATTATAAAACATAATACTTCTACTTGTAAACGCAAATACAATTTGACAAATGACGATATATCTTATATAAAATGGTATATAGACAATAATTATTCTATAACAAGTATCTCAAAAGTTTTTAATATACCTAGAATAATAGTACAACAGATCAAAGGTAACATATTATATAAAGGTTATTCTATAAAGCAACCTAATGTAATTTTAGATTTAGAAAAAATAAATGTTCAAAATAAAAAACCATTTGTTATTATAAAAAATGATGCCAAATATGAATATGATTCAATTATAGATTTTTGTAGAAAAAATAATATTACATATTCATCTTTTAAATATCGTAGAAAAAAGAAAGAAAATTTTATCAATGACATTTCGTTATAATAAAACAATATGAGTTCAATAATAATAAATATATCAAATTGCAAACAACCTGGTCTAACTAGTATTAAAAGAAAAATTACTATTAGAGAACATGTAAAAGATTATAGTACAGATACTTATACAGTTCCTTATCTATTAGAGCATTTTGATGCTTCAGATAATAAAGTAGCTTTGGTTCCAGATGTAAATTATACATTAATTGCTGATAATACTAAAAGAATCTGGATTGGACCTGGGGGTGTTACTAGTAGAGAATATGTAGCGGGGTGGACAGAAATGGGATTGTATGATTTTTTCCAGAATCTTCAAAAAACTTATTCAGATACTCAGATCCTTACAGGAGAAATCAGTAGATTAGATGGTATAGGTTTTTTTGATCCAGTAGTTGAAGGTCCTGATCCAGTATTACCATAATATGATAGATTTTAGATAGTGAAAAATATTTTGATTAAATTATTAATTAACATTATATTAGCAAGTGTTGCATTTGGTTTAGCACTTTTTTTATTTCCAATAGGATTGTTATTTAGTATTATACACTTAATTGTAAATTATAGTACTAAAAATACACTATCCTTTGGAGTTAAATTTTTTTTAGCTATTGCAATATCTATAGATCAATTGGGGAATGTAGTTTGTCAACATTTGTTTAATTATTGTTTAATCAAAAAAGAATCAAGATATAAATTTGGAAATGTAGATGAAACAATATCTTCAGTTCTAGGTAAAAATAAATTAGAGAAAACATTAACAATATTAGGAATATATTTATTATCTTTGTTGGAATTTATTGATAATAACCACGGGGTTAAATCAATAGAGGAAGATGAAATTTTTTAATAACTTAAAGCAACTTTATGCAAAAATTTAATTTAAAAAAGGGTACTGTGGACATCCTTAAAAATTTAGATTCACAATTAGAAACATCCTCAAATGAGGTAAAAGAGGCTCTTGACAAATTTAACAATTTTGTTAAATATGTTAATAACCAAAAATCTTTAGTAGTCAGTACAGTTTTAAAAGAGTTAGAAGTTAATCCTGAAACTCAATTTAAATTGAATGCTGATTATACTATTGAAGAGGTAAGCAAAGAAGAGTTTGAAGCTCTTACAAAAGATCCAGGCAATGTCCAAATAGACACTGCTGAAGTTGCTTCCTAATAGGAGGGGGAGAAATCCCCCTTTTTAATTTATAGCCTATGAAAACTCTATATATACTAATTCACATGCTATATCCTTCTAAGGATTCCAGTGTTATCACACATTGTGATAGGATATTGGAAGAGGCTATGGAAGTTTACTGTTTTTTGGATATAGATTATAGGATAGTAAGTGAGGATTCTGCAATGTTGATTATAGATCCTTGTGTTGTAGGTATGTGGCCATATACAAGAATGCTAGGGATCACTTATGGATCTATACATGTAAATCCACTCCTTTACCCTCCTACAAAAATTGATTTATCTTGTGAATTAGATCAAAAAAGAGTGTTAAAGGTTTTGATTCATGAACTATATCATGCATTTACAGTTGGAGCTTATCATAATATTGATCCAGAGAGTATAATGTATGAGTCTTATTCAGATGATTCTAAGTTTACTAGACAAGATAGTCTTTATATTATTAACATTTTTAAATATACAAAATATGCTAAATTGCGGTAATCCTGGTTGTAACATTATTTCAAGAACATCAAATAAAAAACAAATATGAAAAAGAACTTAATTTTAGGAGCTATTTTAATAGCAGCTTTTGTATCAATCTGTATGTGGGGAGATGCATGTGTAATGGGATCTATTAACAAAATGATGGAAAATAAAAGTGACTCTTTGAGAATAGACACTTTAAGAGTAGACACTATGAGTATTGACAGCTTGTAAGACATGTCTGGGATATATTGTATAAAGAATATAATTAATAAAAAATTATACATTGGATCTTCTATAAACATTTCAAGAAGAATTAAGATTCATTTCTCAAAACTCAGAAATAATAAACATACTAACAGTCATTTACAATTTTCTTATAATAAATATGGAAGAGATGCTTTTATATATGGTGTAGTAGAATATTGTGAGCCTATCAGAACTATTTTAGAAAAATTAGAACAAAAATATATTGATTCTAATGATTTTAAAAATCTATATAATATATATAAGACAGCATTCGCAACACCTTCTGGTAAGGCTAATTTTGATAAAAAAAGAAAATTATACCAATATGATATTGATGGTAATTTCATAAAGGAATGGGATTCTTGTTTAGCAGCTTGTAACGTATATGGAAATGGGGTAAGATCTTGTTTAAATAATAAATTAATAGCATGTAAAAATTATTTTTTCTTTTATAAGAATTCTTATACAGAAGACAAATTGATACTTAAACTTGAAACTTATAATTTAAATAGACAAAGAAGAAAGGTTGCTAAATATGATTTAGAAGACAATCTTATTACAATATATGATAGTATTACTATTTGTGCAAAAATAGAAGATAATGGGTGTTTGAAAAACATATCAAGAGTATGCACTGGTGGGAGAAAAAGTTTTAGATCATTTAAGTATGAATATGTATGAAAATATTTATTATAAAATGTGTAGTAATATTACTATTATCATTACTTACATGTAATAAGAAAAAGGCAATATATGAAGATATGTATGGTTCTTGTGATACATCTTATCAAACTAGTGAATTAAGTTTTGACGAAGAACAAGAATTAACTTTTAGATTAAGGTTTGTATATTTTGCAGATTCTTTACAAGAAGAACAAATTAATTATGATAGTTCTATGATGATGATTAATAAATTTTTTAAAATTGCAAATATCAAATTTGAATTAGAAAGAGTTGATACAATAGTTGATAGTGATAAGAAAGAGAACATGCCAGAGTACATCAAAAATAATTTCAAATATTATAAAGATAATAAAGTATTAACATGTTATATATATGGAAATTATCAACCATATTATTCTGAAGATAGAAAATATACTTCAGGAGCAGCTGGAGGTATAGGGTCAAATTTTTTTTGTGTTAGGAAAAGGTTTGTGTATAGTATAACTATGGCACATGAAATATCACATATGTTTTCTTTAATGCATACTGATACTCCATCTAAAAATAATATTAAATATAGTATTTATGATTCTGATCTAGTATGTGACACAGCTCCAATAAATAACTTACAAGAAAAAGTAGATGGAGACTGTAATTTTATAGGAGAAGATGAGCTTACCCAAGAAGAAAAAGAACAATCTGTCTGCAATTATATGTCATGGGTACATCTGAAGTGTAGAAAATGCATAACAAATGGTCAGATAAGAAGAATACGTTTTTACATACATGAATCTCCAATGATTCAATTAGCAATTAAAAAAGGATTAAAACATGAATTTTGAAAATATATTTTTAAAGTATATAGACAAAACAAACATAACAAAAACTTTAATCCTACTAATAATCTTAGTAGGATTTTTTTTTATGTTTAGAAAGTCTAGTTTAATACTCCTTCATACAGATAAAAATGTAAGAATAGAGTTATATGATTGTCTAGATTCTATAGAGGACTTCTCTATGAATGAGCTTACATATAATCCCAAACCTCCTAAATATCTTGTAATACATTGTACAGGTTCTTTGTATGATCAAACAGAAAAAGATCTTTGGAAAGTATTCCGTGAGAGATGGGGTCAGAAAGCAAAGCCTGGATATAATTATGCATTAGGTTTAAAAGGTAATTTAATGACATTCTCTCCCATAAATGATGATCCTATATTATCTTCATCAGAGATGGTAAATGGTGTATACGGATATAACTCAGTATCAATACATATTGCCATTGTAGGTGGTTATAAAGAGAATAACATTACTCTTCCTCAACTAATGGGGTTAGATTATCTTTGTGAGAAATATAGGAAGCAATTTCCTAATATTATCATTATAGGTCATAGAGAACTAGCTTCTAAAGATAAAGATCAGAATGGTATTATAACTCCTAATGAGTGGGTGAAACCCTGTCCTAGAATGAAGGTCCAATATGTGTTTTAAAAGATGGAATACTTGTATCAAGCATGAGCATTCTTAAATGATCTAAATAAATTATATCTAACATACATTCTTCTAACCAATAGGTATGGTATGTAGTTTCCAAATAAGTATATTTACTAATCATATAGTTGTTTAATTTTTTTTAAATAAATGTCTTTAATACTGTGAAAAAGCTTATTTTTACAAGAATTAAAATATCCATCATATACAATTAACGATGGATTATTAGGATATGTAATAAATTCAAAGTTTTTATTTCTCATAACATTTTAAGTTTTAAATATTTTATATATTCATAAGCTAAATTATCAAACTTATCTGCACTATATGTATATACATAATAACAATTTATAACATGTTTATAAATACAGTATTTATCTGCTGAAATATAATAATTTATAATTGTTTTATTTTTCATATATTATTTTTTAAATACTTCTTATATTGATCATATAATGAAAATCCTATAAGGGGTGCTCCTGAAAGATTATATAAAGATGAATATTTTTTACCATTACCTATATAATAAAATCCATGAGCATCTTTATATAAAAATATTCTATTTTTCATAGTATCTAATTAAATAATTTTTATATTTTTCATACAAATTAGTTTTTTCTAAAGAAAGTGTATAAGATATAATCTTATTATTATCTCGTATATAATAATTCATATACCATTTAGGTTCAAAAATATTAACAATTTTTTTAATTCTGTTTCTCATATTTATAAATTAAATAGTCTTTATATGTAGTAGTCATAGTACTGACTTGATTTGATTTATTTCCATATATATCGGACCAAGAACCTCCAATTCCTGCATAAATAAAATATATACTATCATATCTTGTTGAGAAAAAAGTTCTATTTTTCATATTTTCTAATTATATACATTTTGTATTCAGAATCATATAGATGAAGTAAATAATATTTATATTCCTTATTTATATTATTGACTTTCTTTGAACTATTACTATATATATTAGACCAACTACTTGCAATTGCTATATAGATAAAATATCTTCCCATACTTTGCCCTTCTATAAATGTTTTATTTTTCATATTTTCTAATTATATATAATTTGTATTCAGAATGTAATGTATTTTTACAACTATACTTAATTAAGTATATAAATGACCACTTATACTTACCAATAATACGATAAGTAAAATCTATACTATATACTTTTTCTATTTTATTCTTCATATACATATTCTAAATATTTTAAACATATGTGTTTCATACTAATATTATCCCCTATATACTTTATATAAAATGGAAATTTTGTTCCATCAAAACTAAATATACCAGTTACAAGAACATAATCAACGCCGAGCTTTTTTATTCTCATATATAGATATTAATATATATTTATATGCATCTCCAATAATCCATATTGGTAATATTTTGGTAATATTGTTGTAACAATTATTATTTATTACATTATATTCTTTTCCTGGTGTTATAAAATCATTAAATTTTGTTTCATTCTTCATTGTTAAAATATTTTAAATATCATTCTTCTCATAAATTTTTCTAAGATATGTTAGATAAGGATTATATATAAATCTACTAAAACCATTATTCTCAACAGCATCCTCTGTACAACCAAAATACATTCTATGACGTTTAGTAATTAACATATCACTTGACCAATAACTATGTTTAGTACCAGATATATTTGCAATATAAGTTTTATTTTCCATAAATTAATATGAGTTTTTATAAATATGATAAATTATCTATTTCTTATATATTTTTTCTAATATAATAATATAAACATGTTCCAGTGTCCAAATTGGTTGTGCTGCTGTACAATTAATATTAGAGTTTTGATCTATATAATTTTTAGATTCTTTATTAATTAGATAAGAGCTATATTCAGTTATGTTTTTCATATAAACGTTTAATTTCAGCAATATAAAATCTTTTTATTGCACCATAATGAAATACTGATTTATACAAATAAATTCTATCTACTAAAATATACATAAATTCTATCAATTAATAATATATA